TGCCGCGTGAAGATGAACTTCGTCGTCAGGATCAGGACTACGTCGATGACAACGAGCAGGAAAACCGTCATCAACAGCAGCAAGACCTAGCCAACCCGAACGCTAAAACTGATGAACGTCGCGCTGCGGCATTCGATCGCTTCCTGCGTCATGGCTTCAGTGAATTGACGGCGGAAGAACGTCAGGCGGTTAAAGAACTTCGCGCTCAGGGGACGTCACCGGACGCGAAAGGCGGGTATACGGTTCCGACCCAGATGCTGAATAAGATCGTTGATACGATGAAAGCTTATGGTGGCATCGCCAGTGTGGCACAAATCCTCACCACCTCAACTGGTCAGGATATTACCTGGTCAACTTCTGACGGAACCTCTGAAGAGGGCGAACTGCTGGGTGAGAACAGCGAAGCATCAGAAGAAGATGTCACTTTCGGGTCTGCTGTTCTGGGCTCCAAAAAGCTGTCTTCTAAAATCATCCGTGTGTCGAACGAACTGCTGCAGGACAGTGGTGTTGATATTGAAGCTTACCTGGCCAAACGTATTGGTCAACGCATTGGCCGGGGTGAGGCTAAATACCTTGTCCAGGGTAGTGGTGCAGGCACCCCGGTACAGCCTAAAGGTCTGATCGCCTCTGTTACGGGTACGGTTAACACCGCTGCTGCAGGCGCATTCACCTGGAAAGAGATGAATGCGCTGAAGCATTCTATCGATCCTGCATATCGTGGCGGACCGAAATTCCGCTGGGCATTCAACGATTCGACACTCCAGGTCATCGAAGAAATGGTTGATGGCCAGAATCGTCCTCTGTGGCTGCCGGATATTGCAGGCGGTACCCCGGCCACTATTTTGAATATTCCTTATGTTATCGATCAGGCCATTGATAGCATTGCTGCGGGTAAGAAATTTGCTTTCCTCGGCGATTTCGACCGTTTCATTGTGCGCCGTGTTACCTACATGACGCTTAAGCGTCTTGTTGAGCGCTATGCTGAATACGATCAGACGGCGTTCCTTGCCTTCCATCGCTTCGACTGCGTTCTTGAAGATACCGCCGCCATTAAAGCGCTGGTGGGTAAACCAGCAACACCATAATCACAAACTCAGGTTTAACTGATGCCGCGTAAGCGGTTTTTTTATGCCCGCCACCTGGCGGGCATGGAGGTCTTAATGCTCCTGACACTTGAAGAAATTAAAGGTCAGTTGCGTCTGGAAGTGGATTATTCGGATGAGGATTCCTTGCTGGAACGTCTCGGTAAAGCGGCGCATGCCAGAACTGAAACCTACCTGAACAGAAAGCTTTATGGCGCTGATGCAGGGGTACCGACTGATGATCCGGATGGCCTTGTGATGTCCGAAGATATCCGGCTGGGCATGTTATTACTGGTCACGCATTTCTACGAAAACCGCTCTTCCGTTACTGAAGTTGAGAAAACGGAAATGCCGCAATCCTATACCTGGCTTGTTGGCCCGTACCGGTTCATCCCGCTATGAAGCTTCGCCAGGCGCAAACCAGCGCGACCTACCTGCTGCCCGATCCGGGTGAACTGGATAAACGGATACTTGTTCGCAAGCGTGTCGATGTACCGACCGCGGATTTCGGTACCGAGCCGGAATACCCGGTTTCATTCCGGGCCTGGGCGAAGGTCGTCCAGACCAGCGCGACGACATACCAGGAAACAACCCAGACCGACAACGTCATCACGCATTACATCACCATTCGCTGGCGTAGCGGGATCGCCACTGACTTCGAGGTTGTGCTCAACGATCTGGTGTACCGGGTTAAGCGGGCGCGGGACCTGAACAGTAAACGGCGATTTCTGTTGCTCGAGTGTACAGAACTGGGCACCGAACCAGCCTCAACTGGAGGGAGCGGTAATGGCGACACCCTTTTTTCACGTTGATTTTCAACAGCCAAAAGAGATGCGGTTCAACCGGGCGCGCGTACGGCGGGCGTTTACCCACATCGGCCAGCGCCATATGCGAGATGCTCGCCGTCTGGTGATGCGTCGCGGACGTTCTGAGCCTGGCGATAACCCCGGCTATCAAAGCGGCCGCTTGGCAAAGTCCATCGGTTATATGGTGCCGAAGGCCAGCAAACGCCGACCCGGATTTATGACCCGCATCGCGCCGAACCAGCGCAACGGTCAGGGAAACAGGCTGATCACCGGCGACTTCTATCCGGCGTTTCTGTTCTACGGTGTGCGCGGTGGCGCCAAACGTCGCCGCAGTCATCATCGTGGTGCTTCCGGTGGCAGCGGCTGGCGCATGGCACCGCGTAATAATTTCATGGTTGAGACGCTGAAAAGAAACAGCCCGTGGACACGTTACTATCTGGCGCGCGAGCTGCGCCTCTCACTCAAACCGGAGAAACGGCGCTGATGAAACTGACGCCCATAATCGCCGCGCTGCGCGCCCGCTGCGCACTATTTCAGAACCGGGTGGCCGGTGCTGCGCAGTTCAAGGATTTGCCTGAAGTCGGAAAGATGATCTTGCCCTCTGCTTATGTCGTGCCGGGGGATGATTCGCCGGGTGAGCAGAAAAGCCTGACCGATTACTGGCAGACGATACGCGAAGGTTTCTCCGTCATTGTGTTCGTCAGCAACAGCCGTGACGAGCGCGGCCAGTTTGCCTCTTTCGATGTGGTGCATGAGGTGCGCGAGGCGCTCTTTAAGGCGCTACTGGGCTGGAACCCGGAAGAGGGCGGTAATCCAATCACGTATGACGGCGGCACGCTTCTTGATGTGAACCGTCACGAGCTGAGTTACCAGTTCGACTTCGTGGTTGAGACCGAGCTTGGCGAGGAAGACACCCGCCAGTACGACGAGCTCAACGCGCTTGAAGAGTTCAAAACGCTGTCCATCGATGTCGACTTTATCGATCCCGGTACAGGGCCGGACGGTAAGATCGAACACCACACGGAAATCACTCTCCCCACCTGAGGAAACCATGTTTGTAAAACCCACGAAAGGGCGGGCAGTTCATGACCCCGCCCGCGGCGACCTTTTGCCTGAAGAGGGGCGAAACGTTGACGAAAGCCAGTACTGGTACCGTCGGGAGATTGACGGTGATATCAAAATTGTTCAGCCAGGCAACGAGGCTGAACCGGTTAAAAAGGCGAGCGCTAAATGACAGTCTCCATGAATAACATCCCGGCCGATCTCCGCGTTCCTTTGTTTTACGCAGAGATGGACAACAGCGCGGCGAATACAGCGCAAACCAGTGCGCCGTCGCTGCTGATTGGCCATGTGAATGCTGGTGCCAGTATCGCAACTAACCAACTGGTCTTTATGCCATCGAAAGACTATGCCATCCAGCAGTGTGGTGCCGGCAGCCAGCTGGCCCGTATGGTTGAGGCATATCGTGCAACGGATCCGTTTGGCGAGTTGTGGGTTATTGCTGCGCCGGATACAGGAACAGCGGCGACATTTAAAATGGCGGTGACCGGCACGGCCACGGAATCTGGAGTGGTCAGCCTTTATATCGGGTCACGACGTATCCAGACCGTGGTGACCACCGGCGATGCGGTCACTGATATCGCTACTGCGATTGCAGCCGCTATTACCGCCGATGGGCAGTCACCATTTACTGCCGCGGCTTCTGCCGGTGTTGTGACACTGACGGCTCGGCATAAGGGGACCTGGGCTAATGACATTCCAGTCAGCCTGAACTATCGCGGGTTTAGTGGTGGTGAAAAACTGCCTGCAGGCGTACAAATTGCCATTGCCCTGGATGCAGCGGGCGCAGGCGCACCGGCGCTGGCAGGCACCATTGCTGCCATGGGTGATGAACCTTTCGACTATATCGGCCATCCGTTTAACGACACGGCGTCCGTTAACACCTTCACGCTGGAAATGAACGATACCAGCGGGCGCTGGAGCTGGTTACGCCAGATTTACGGCCACGTCTACACTGCCAAAATTGCGGCGATCAGTGACCTGATCACCGTCGGTGACATGTTCAACGATCAGCATCTCACCCTGGCGGGCTACGAGAAAACCATCCAGTCGAATCCTGACGAACTGGCGGCCAGCCGCACAGCGCGCGCGGCGGTGTTCCTGCGCATTGACCCGGCGCGACCAACGCAGACGGGTGAACTGGTGGGCATGCTTCCACCTCCGACGGGCAAACGCTTCATCACCACGGAACAGCAGTCCCTGCTGACCCATGGCATTGCCACGGCGTATACCGAAAGCGGCACGCTACGCATCCAGCGCGACATCACCACCTATAAGAAGAACGCTTATGGTGTGGCGGATAACAGCTATCTGGATAGCGAGACGCTGCATACCAGCGCCTACGTTCTGCGCCGCCTCAAGACGGTAATAACCAGTAAGTACGGACGCCATAAACTGGCGAACGACGGCACGCGCTTCGGGCCGGGTCAGGCGATTGTTACGCCTGCCGTCATCAAGGGCGAGCTGCTGGCGACTTACCGCCAGATGGAGCGCGAGGGGATTGTTGAAAACTACGACCTGTTTAAGAAGTACCTGATCGTAGAGCGCGACGCTAACACCCCGACGCGCATCAACGTGCTGTACCCACCTGACTATGTTAACCAGCTGCGTGTCTTCGCTGTGCTTAACCAGTTCCGTAATCAGTATGCAGAGGAGAGCGCATAATGTCGCGCATTGCTGGTACCTGTTATTTCAAGCTTGATGGCCTCCAGATCTCAGCGACCGGAGGCGTTGAGGTCCCGATGAATACTAAAGTCCGTGATGATGTTATCGGGCTTGATGGCAGTGTTGATCACAAAGAGACCCACCGAGCACCATACGTCAAATTCACCGGGAAAGTACCCAAAGATTTCCCGGTCGACAAAATCACGGAATCGACCGAAATGACGATCACCGCAGAGCTGGCAAACGGTCAGGTCTATGTGTTGTCTCAGGCCTGGCTTCATGGGGAAGCGAACCACAACCCGGAAGAAGGCACGGTTGATCTGGAATTCCATGGAACAGAGGGAGGCTATCAGTAATGAAAGAACTTGAACTCAGCACCCCGGTAACCGCTCATGGTGAAAGTGTCAGCGTTCTGGAATTCAAGGAGCCGACGGGTAAGGACGTTCGTGAACTGGGTTATCCCTATCAGATGAACCAGGATGAATCAATCAAACTGCAGGCGCACATTATTGCCAAATACATCGTCAAGCTGGCTGGCGTTCCGTTAAGTACGGTTGATCAGATGTCTCCATCAGACCTGAATAATGCAGGCTGGCTGGTGGCAGGTTTTTTCCTCCAGGCCTGACGGCAGACTATCTCACCGACCGTTATTTTGACTGCGCCAGCTACTGGCGCATTAACCCCTTCGAACTGCTTGAGCAGCCAATCAGCGAGATCCCTGCGCTTGTCAGTCAGGCAAACAGAATAGAAGAGGAGAAGCGGCGCAATGGCTGAGTTCGAACTAAAAGCGCTCATCACTGGTGTCGATAAGCTCTCACCTGCACTTTCAAGGATGCAGAAAAACATCCGTGGCTTTAAACGCCAGGCAGAGGAGGGGGCAAAAGGTGGGCTTGGCATGGCGGCTGGTCTGGCTGCTGGACTGACACTGTCTCTTAAAACTTATGCCGACCAAGAAAACGCGGCAACTGGCCTTAAAGTCGCCATGATGCAGGCTAATGGGGAGGTCGGGAAAAGCTTTGAAAGCATCAATAAGCTGGCTGTCGGGCTGGGTAACCAGTTGCCGGGAACAACGGCAGACTTTCAGAACATGATGCAGATGCTGGTTCGCCAGGGTATTCCTGCTGAAAACATACTCGGTGGGGTGGGTAAAGCCACGGCTTACCTGGCTGTACAGTTAAAGAAAACGCCTGAAGCTGCGGCTGAGTTCGCGGCAAAAATGCAGGATGCAACAGGCACAGCCTCAGATGACATGATGGGGTTATTCGATACGATCCAGAAAGCTTTTTACCTGGGCGTTGACGATACCAACATGCTGTCTTTCTTCACCAAAACTAGCTCAGTTCTTAAGATGGTGAACAAGGATGGACTCAAGGCGGCTCAGGGGCTTGCTCCGATAAGCGTGATGATGGATCAGATGGGCATGCAGGGTGAATCCGCTGGTAACGCATTACGCAAAGTGATCCAGTCTGGCCTCAATCTTAAAAAGGTGCAGGCAGCTAATAAAACGATGCAAGGTGCTGGGCTAAAAATCAATCTCGATTTTACGAATGGCAAAGGCGATTTTGGTGGTCTTGATAATTTATTCGATCAGTTACAAAAGCTTCGCGGATTAAACGATACCCGCAGGAACAAAATACTGACAGGTATTTTTGGAGATGATTCAGAAACAATCCAGGTAGTTAACGCTCTGATTGATAAAGGCAAGGACGGTTATGATCAGATCCAACAAAAAATGAACCGTCAGGCAAATCTGAATAGCCGCGTGCAGGCTCAGCTCGGAACATTAACCAACCTTTGGGAGGCGATGACCGGGACCGCTACTAATGGTCTAGCTGCTATGGGTAGCGCATTTTCTGGTGATGCTAAAAACATAACTCTATGGCTTGGCGATCTTGGAGAGCGATTCACAAAGTTTGCTGATGAGAATCCGCGTGTCATACGAGGGGCATTTGGGTTGGCTGCCGGGTTAACTGTACTCAAGTTGGGATTTATGGGGGTGGGTGGTGCTATCGGTTTTGTGAGCAGAATATTATCCATGTCCCCAATCGGCATGATTGCAACTGGTATCGCCATGGCCGCGGGTCTTATTATCTCTAACTGGGACGTCATCGGGCCATATTTTAATAAGCTCTGGGGTACAGTAGGCCCCTACTTTGAGACTGGATGGGGAATACTTAAGAAGGTTTTCGACTGGTCTCCACTGGGGCTCATTATTAACAACTGGGGGCCTGTAGTTAAATGGTTCCAAGACATGTGGGAGAAGCTCAAACCCATTATTGAGTGGTTTAGTGATGGTGCCAGTGAAACCGTAGCGGCAGCTAATGCCGCACAATGGGGCGCTGGTGGTTACGGTGCATATGGCACTGGCGTGGCAAGTCCCGGTTACAGCCCGTATCAGATCCAGAAAGGAGGATCTCAGCAAGCTAAAGGGTCAATTACCGTTGAATTTAAAGGTGCCCCACCTGGAATGAGTGTCACTGATAGTCGCTCATCAGGGATAGATGTAAATCATGATGTTGGCTATACCAGAATTGGTAGAACCGGAATGGGTGGCTAGATTTCAATTGGTAATAATCTGAAATGAGATGTTATTATTTTATCCTCACTATCTTCTGGATAAGCAAAATGTCTTATATCGATTCGAACTTAGTTGGCAATGAAGAAGTAGTTTATCGTGGTCATGTGACTCTGTGGGCTTGGTTGCCGTGGATAGTGTGGGGCCTGATTCTAGGGTTTGCTACCATCGTTGGCTTCATACTTATTCCTTTAGGTTATTTTGTCTTGCGTTCAAATGAAGCCGCAATTACCAATAAACGTTTAATAGCCAAATCTGGTTTGATTAAGCGCGACACTGTTGAAATTCCCATCAAGAAAATTTCAAGTTTGCAGATTAAGCAGGGCATCTCTGGCCGTTTGTTAGGCTATGGGTCACTCATTATCAGTGATACTGGCGCTGTCCATGCCCCAATTCGCTTCATCAAGGACCCGATGAAGTTCAGACAGCGCTTCTTTGAGCTTCAAGAAGAGATAGAAAATAAGTAACCACAAACAAACCCGCTCCGGCGGGTTTTTTATTGCCCGGAGTTTATATGGCGTGGAAAGACAGACTCGTTGATGCGTCGTTTCGTGGCGTACCTTTTAAAACCGAAGATGAGGCCACGCCCGTTGGCCGCCGTGTTGAAACCCACGAATACCCTAACCGTGATAAGCCCTATACCGAAGATCTCGGCAGGGTCACAGGACGACCCGTATTTTCAGGCTACGTAATCGGGGATGACTGTTACGAGCAGCGCGACAAATTGATTGAAGCGCTCAACAAGCCAGGGCCGGGAACGCTGGTTCATCCTGCCTACGGTGAAATGTCCGTGTGCGTTGACGGCGAGATACGCGTCAGCACCACCTCTGGCGAAGGCCGCATGGTACGTTTCGATCTGCGCTTCGTTGAGGCGGGAGAGCTTTCTTTCCCGACCTCCGGCGCAGCGACGGCAGATAACCTGACCACCTCATGCTCTGCGCTTGATGACTGCATCAGCGACAACTTCGACGACTTCAGCATTGATGGCGTGGCCGACTTCGTTCAGAACGATGTGATCGGCAATGCGACAGAAATGATGGGGTATGTTTCCGGCGCGATGAAGGTGGTGGATGTTCTGGTATCTGAAGCGGCCCGCCTGATGCAGGGTGATATTTCCGTTCTCCTGCCGCCGCCGTCGGCCGGAAAAACGTTCGTTAACCAGTTGCAGACGATGTGGCGTGCCGGAAACCGTCTTTACGGTAACACCGGCGATTTAATCACGATGATCAAAACCTTCTCCGGGATCAGCCTGGGCAGCGACCTGCAGCCGCGCGGAGTCTGGAAAACGGACAGTGTCACCACGAAAACCACGAAAGAGCAGAGCAACTACGTGGCCAGCGCAATCCGTACCACTGCGATCAGCGAGGCAGCGCATGCCGTCACGACCTTGCCCGCCCCACGCCCGAAAGTGACAGGGGCCACACAACAGGTCAGCCAGACTACTGGTTTTCCCGTCATCTCACATCCGGCCCTGAACAACGCGCCGGCAGATACGACGGCGATCGATCCTGCGGAAGAGCTGCCGAACTGGGATGAGCTGGTGGAGGTTCGTGATGCCCTGAACGCGGCGATCGATAAAGAGCTGGGTCGAACGACAGACGACAGGCTCTTTCTGGCGCTGCGCCGGGTAAAGGCCGATCTCAACACGGATATCAAAAGCCGCCTCGAACAGGCAGGTCAGACCGTCGTCCGCACGCCGGGAGAGGTAACGCCCGCTCTGGTGCTCGCGGCAACCTGGTACGACAACGCCGCGCGCGAGCGTGACATAGTCAAACGTAACGCCATCGCTCATCCCGGATTTGTGCCGGTGGCCTCACTGAGGGTGTCTGTTCAATGAGCGATATCGTAACCCTGCGCGTAAACGGGCGGGAGTGGGGCGGCTGGACCTCAGTTCGTATTGGGGCGGGCATCGAGCGCCTGGCGCGTGACTTCAGCGTGGAGATCACCCGCGAGTGGCCGGGAAGTGACGGCGCCGCCTCTCTCCAGCCCCGTATAAAAAACGGCTCGAAGGTCGAAGTCCTGATTGATGATGACCTTGTGATCACCGGCTGGGTGGAGGCGACACCGGCCCGCTATGACGCGCGTTCCGTAAGCACGGGCATCAGCGGGCGCAGCCTGACCGCCGACCTCATCGACTGTGTCGCCGAGCCCACGCAGTTTAACGGCCAGTCTCTGGCGCAGATCGCCGCGGCGCTGGCAAAGCCTTTCAGCATTGATGTGGTGAACGCTGGTGCGCCTTCGGCAGCCATTCCCGGCGTGCAGCCCGATCACGGCGAAACCGTTATTGAAGTGCTGAATAAAATGCTGGGTCAGCAGCAGGCGCTGGCCTATGACGATCCGAAAGGACGGCTGGTTATTGGCGGCATCGGTGCCAGGCGCGCGCATACCGCCCTGGTGCTGGGCCAGAACATCATCTCCTGCGATACCGAAAAGAGCATCCGCGATCGGTTCTCAACGTATCAGGTATCCGGCCAGAGGGCCGGGAATGACGACGACTTTGGCGCAGCCACCACAACGGCGCTGCGCAGTAAAACCGCTGATGCCTCGATCGGGCGCTACCGCCCTATGGCTATTCAGCAGACGGGGCAGGCTACGGGAGAGAGTTGCATCGCCCGCGCAGAGTTTGAAGCGAGACAGCGTGCCGCCCGCACCGATGAAACGACCTATGTTGTATGGGGCTGGCGCCAGGGGGATGGCTCTCTCTGGCAACCCAACCAGCGCGTGATTGTCTTCGATCCGGTATGTGGGTTTAACAACCGCGAGCTGCTTATTTCTGAAGTGACGTTCACCAAAGACAGCAGCGGCACGTTGACTGAGCTAAGAGTCGGCCCTGCGGACGCCTACCTGCCTGAACCTCCGGACCCGGCTAAACGGAAAAAACAAAAGGTTAAGGAGGATCCGTTCTGATGAATCTCGCACGTATGGTGCTGGGGCTGATTGGTCGCGCGGTGGTGAAGAGCATCAACGCTTCCGGAAAATGCCAGACGGTTGATGTGGCACTGCTCGGCGGCCAGACGAAGTCCGGCATTGAGCATCTCGAACCCTACGGTTTCACCTCGCACGCGAAAGAAGGGGCTGAAGCACTTGTTCTCTTTCCTGACGCGGACCGCTCTCACGGGGTCGCCATTGTTGTTTCAGATCGCCGTTACCGGATGAAGGGTCTGGAAGGGGGTGAAGTCGCATTATATGACGATCAGGGTCAGTCGGTGGTACTCACCCGTGACGGGATTGTGGTGGACGGTGGCGGCAAGCTTATTACCTTCAAAAACGCACCCAAGGCCCGATTTGAAATGGATATTGAAGCGACTGGCCAGATTAAGGATCTGTGTGATTCCAGTGGCCTGACCATGGCGGCGATGCGCCTTGCCTACAACGGACACAAACATAAAGAGAACGGGAACACCACCGACGCGCCTGACAAAAAGATGGAGGCATGATGGAACTCTGGCTCACGGTTAATGGCAGCCGGGTAAGCACCAGTAAGCAGCTCGATCCGCTTACCCGGGCTGTGGTTATTTCTCTCTTCACGCACCGCCGCGCCGATCCTGACGATAACGCCGATGTGCCCATGGGCTGGTGGGGCGACACCTGGCCCGACCCCCAGCAGGTGGTTGCAAATGACCGCTACGGCTCGAAGCTATGGCTGTTGCAGCGCAGCAAGTTAACCAACGACCTGGTGAACCGGGTGCGGACATACCTTCGCGATGCGCTCCAGTGGATGATGGACGACGGCGTGGTATCGCGTATCGATATCGACGTTCAACGTACGGGTATCAACGAGCTCGGTAACAGCATCGTCCTGTGGCGCGGGAACAGCCCGCTCACACTCTCTTTCGAAAACTTCTGGAGTGCAATTACCAATGGCGGACAGTGAATTTCAACGGCCCACGCTGGCTGAAAACATCAACATGATCCGCACTGACCTCTTCTCCAGGCTGGATGTCAGCGACACGCTGCGCCGGATGGATGAGGACGTGAGGGCAAAGGTCTACGCCGCGGCGCTTCACACGGTGTATGGCTATATCGATTATCTGGCCATGAACATGCTGCCGGATCTTTGCGATGAGTCATGGCTGGCCCGACATGCTGCCATGAAGCGCTGCCCGCGCAAAGCGGCAACCAGCGCCACCGGTTACATGCGCTGGGACGGCGTGAACAACAACCTGAAAGTAACGGCCGGAGCGGTCATTCAGCGTGACGACCTGCTGACGTATACCGTGCTCGCCGATGCAGTGAGTTCTGGCGGGGTGCTGCGCGCCCCTGTCTCCTGTGACAAGCCTGGCGCTACCGGAAACATGGACGATGCACAGGCGCTGTATCTCGTTACGCCTGTCAACGGGCTGCCGTCGGTCGGGTTGGCGGACAGCATTGTCGGCGGATTTGACGTTGAGGATCTCGAAGTCTGGCGGGCAAGGGTGCTTGAGCGGTATTACTGGACGCCTCAGGGCGGTGCCGATCAGGATTACGTCACATGGGCAAAAGAGGTTCCGGGCATTACCCGCGCCTGGACGTACCGCCACTGGATGGGCACCGGGACGGTAGGAGTTATGGTAGCCAGCAGCGACCCGATTAACCCAATCCCCGATCAGGCTACAGTGGACGCTGTAAAAGCACACATCGAACCTCTGGCTCCGGTTGCTGGCGCTGATCTTTATGTCTTTGCCGCGACGGAAAAGAAAGTCGATTTTCACATCAGGATCAAGCCTGACAATGCTGCAACACGCGCAGCGGTGGAGGCTGAATTACGGTCGTATCTTTTCCGCGATGGTTATCCTGAAGGGGCTCTTGAGCTATCGCGAATTAACGAAGCCATCTCCGTGGCGACCGGAGAGTACAGTCATGTGCTGGTGGCCCCGGCGGCCGACATTCCGATTGCCAAAAACGAACTGGCCACACTGGGGACGCTCTCATGGACGTAACGGACGACGATTACATCTCTTTGCTTTCGGCCTTACTGCCTCCCGGCCCCGCCTGGTCATCCGATGATGTTGCGATAAAAGGTGTGGCCCCTTCACTTCGGCGAGCGCATCAGCGTGCTGACGAACTGATGCTGGAGTTAGATCCCCGCACGGCGAACGAGCTGATTGACCGCTGGGAGAAATGCTGTGGACTGCCGGATGAGTGTATTCCTGCCGGCACGCAAACCCTGCGCCAGCGTCAGCAGCGCCTGGATGCAAAGGTTAACCTGGCAGGAGGCATTAACGAACAGTTCTATCTTTCTCAACTGGCGGCGCTGGGTAAGCCCGGCGCGACTATTACCCGGTATGACAAAGGGCCCTTCAAATGTACTTCTACCTGTACAGACGCAGTCTTTTCACCGGAGTGGCGTTATTACTGGCAGGTGAACATGCCGGCCACATCGAATGATCAGTA